TGGTAGCCAGCGTAGACACGGCGTCTTCTGCGGCTTTATAGCCAGTGTCTATAATATTGCCGCCTGCGCCCCCTAACTTCTTTCTTAGCTCCGATTCTTGAGGCATGTTGATGGTGGTTGTCGGACGCTTAGACGCTTGGAAAGCCTCAAACCCGGCACGCTCTTCAGGTGGCATCGCTTGCGTTGCGCGGAACTCGCGTATGCTGGCCGGAACTTGTTCTTGCCCCGCACGCGCTTCTGCCGCTGCTGCCGTTCGAGTTGCTGCTCTTGCGCGCTCACCTGCGGCTTGGGCGGTTGCTTCAGTCGCTGCGGTCTTGCGCCGGTCGAGCTCGTTTTTCACAAAGTCCATGACGGACATTGAGCCGTTTAGCACGTTCTCTACCACCGCCGGATCGTAGGCTTCTGGGATGTCTTGCTCGGTACCGTAGCCACGTTGGATTGCTTGCTGACGCGCCATGCTGTAAGAGAGCTGGTCTTTGACACCAACAAACAGCCGCCCCATTAGCTCAGCTTTTGTCTTGACAGCGTTTAGCCTAGCCACCTCTTCTTCACGCGCGGTCTTCTGGCGAGTGGCTTCTTGCTGGAGCACTTGACCGGCTTGCTGGAAAAAGCCGCCCTTCTGTAGCCTACCGGCGACGTCGGCTGCGGGAGCGTCTGGCGCAACGCCCGACAGGATCCCTTCAAGCTCTTGAGATCGACGCTGCTCGCGCATGGCGTTTTGCATCTGCATCTCGCCCATGCGCTGCTGCTGGAGCGCGTTCTGGATCTGCGTGGCTTGCGCTTGCATAGCCAGCGGATCGGGCAGCTCAAGACCTTTGACTTGCAGCGCGAGTCCGGGTTGGATTGGCATGATGTGTCCTTAACCTATAGCCGGAGCGTAAACAGACGACCGGATCTGGTTAGCCAGATTTTGACCGGCACTATACCGCGCAAATTGGTTGAGCGCGTTGGTAATGGCGTTGGCCGAGCCGATCCCACCGGCTGCTTGCGCCGCGCCGATGTCGGTTGTCAGGTTGCCTGCGGTTTGCCCAAACGCCCCCGCAGCAGCTCCTTGATTAGCCGCCGCAGCCTGGCCCAACGTCGTCAGGCCCGACAGCGGTTGCAGTCGGTTGGAGCGCTCTGTCTGGTAACGATTGAAAGCGTTGCCGTACTCTTGCGAGCCCATCTCTTGACCGTAGCGCTGCAAAGCCTTGCCGGTAGCGCCGGACAGTAGACCGCCTCTCGCGGCGCGACTGGCCTCGAGCGCCTTCATGCCTTCGCTCAACCGGAACGCATAGCCTGGGTCTTGCTGGAAGTCAGACATGCCAAACGGCCGCGCGAACTTGCCGTATTCAGACGCAGCGGTGTTGCCTGACAGCCCGAGCAAGTTGAGAAGCTGGTTCTGCGCCGTGATGCCGGCTGCGCGGTAGGGCTCTTGCAGCGCTTTCTGCTCGTTAAAGATGTCACGCGCAAGCTGACGCGCCTCGCGGGCCGATTGTGCTTGGGTTTCGGCGGCGTCTGTAGCCGCGCGAGAGCCGGTGATGGCGCTAAACAACGCGGACAGCGGTACGCCGTAATCTTTGGCAAACTTGGCAATATCACTAAGATTGAAGCCAGCACTTGTGATGGCCGCAGCGTCCGCGCCGCTAATAACGGAGCCCGTTACGGGGTCAAGGATGTCGCCCGCGCCGCCGTAACCTGAGATAGTTCCTGCGCCCGCGCCGGTTGCGGTGCCAGCACCAGCACCAGCACCAGCACCAGCACCAGCACCAGCCCCAGCACCAGCGGCGGCAGCGCCTAGCCCGGTAGCGGCATCAGCGCCGGTGAGCACTCCGCCGGTTGCAGTGTTCAGCACATCGCCTGCGCCGCCGTAGCCTGCAAGGGTGCCGGTAGCCAGTGCGTTCGAGCCCGTGCTGACGCCCCCAAGACCTGCGTCAAGGGCCGCAAGTTCTGCTGCCGTTAGCGCGTTTGTGCCAACAGCAGCAGGCGCAAGCGCGTTAGACGCCCCCAACAATCCTGCGCTGGCGTCCGCAGCGGCAAGCTCTGCCGCAGTTAAGGGAGTCGCAGCGCCCATCGTCGCCAGTGGCGAAGTGGCGACCGGCGTGGCGACGGCGGTTGGTGCCGCAGACGCCAGCGCTGCTGCGGCCTCCATGTTGCCGGCAGCCGCCAGCGCCTCAGCGCCTGACGCTGCAATCATTTCGGCCGCTGCGGCCTCAGAGACAGTAGCGCCCGCCGCGTCGGTAAAGCCAAGCCCTGGCGCGTAGTACATGCCCAGCGCCGCTGCTGCAACCTTCACGACGTCGGGGTGCACGCCCAGCGTGTTGGCGATCGGGTCGACTACGGTGTCAACGACGTCGCTTACCGAGCCAAGAAAATCTTTGCCAAGATCGACAAGACCACCGCCAACATCAGAGATAAAACTAAAGAAGCTGCCGAACATAATGTTCTCCTAGCTGATCTCTCGACCGCTAACTCGTAAGCTCATAGACGCGGCAAGACTGCCAAGCGTTGAAATGGAGTCGCCCAAGTTCAGGATGTGCCCTGCAATCTCAGGAAACGTGTACGCCTCGCTAGGCTGCAATGACTTGTTCTGCACGACCAAGTTGCTGCTCTGCGCAGTCTGTCCCGCTGGCACGATGTTGACGCTGATCGTCCGCGCCGCAGCGCTGTAGTTGACCACGGTGAACTTGTCGATGATCGTAGCAGTGGTGGGCGCAGTGTACTGCGTTGTCTGTACCTGCTCAACTGCTTTGGACTCGACCAGCGTCTTAGCGGTAATGGGCATGTCAGTCCTCAGCGGGCAACGGTTGGTTGCCTTCGGCTAGCCACGCCAAATACATGCGGTAGTCGCCGTTACCAAGGTCTACGGGAATCCATGCGCCGTCAGTTACCCGATAAATTACTTCTGGACGTTGGGTCAGTTGGTACATGACTATAGTTCCGCGTTAGCAAGCCAGTGGATAGAATACAAACCTCCTGCCGTAACCGCCGTACTTCCGGTGGCGATAAAACCAGAATCGCCAATGTTAGCTGTGGCCGCAGTAGGTGTTACGCCAGCAACGGTTTCCCAATTAGCAGACGCCGCATTAGGTGAGTACAGCGTCATTGTGGGGGCGCGGCGCTTAGTGACGGCAAACCGAACAGACGTTGAAAACGTTTGGTTTAACACTTGCCCTGTAGCCGCAGGCGCACCTAGCGTAGATGCTACGTTTTGCGCAGGTGCGGTTGCGTACGGGAACGATTTTTCGTAGTACCGCTGGCACAACGCCAATTCCAAATGAAACGGACGATGCTCGAACGGCGTGGCTACGCTACCAACTTCAACTTGAACGCCGGCTAACGCAAAAATATTGCCGATCGTACCTACAGCGTTGACCTGATCGATAGTAGATAAACCCCAATCCGTAGTCCAAACGCCTGGCGATCCAGTATGAAAGTTAGCGCCCGTACCAAGCGACCAGGCCAGCGTTAGCCCAGACCCACTTGTCCAGTCCCAATACACGCCAGTAGTGGGCAAACCGTCGATGACGGTAATGGTTTTGTATTCCCATGTGTTTGCGGCGTTGACCGCATACGTCGTCACATAGCTTTCGTCGGTGCTGGGCCAATTGCCATTGTACAGCGATAGGCAATACGTTCCGGTGACAGAGGACCGTACCCAAAACGAGATCGTAAATGTTTTATTAACCAGCGTGCGAGCTGCGTAGCCCTCTATGATGTGCGCCATCGAAAAACCATTGTTATTTGCAATTACAGCGTCTGCTGTTGTCACGGTTAAGCGTTGGCTGTAATACAAATTTGGCTCTGTTGCCGGAACATCTGTAGATTGAGTCACTGAAAACACTGCTGGCGTCGCTGCCCAATAGGTCCAGCGGTCTAACATTTTGGTGGAATTAAAAAACGTCGTTGTGCCAGTGCTAGTAGTTAGCGCGCTTGGTCCCCGCTGGTTAACAATCATCGACCCGTTGATAATCTTGTTGCGCAAACCTGCAAGCTGCCCGCCGTTGTACGACGTAGCAGACACGGTACCGCCGACAACATTTCCGGACAAATTGCCGCTTACGTCCCCAACTACGTTACCTGTTACCGTGCCCGTAATCGGGCCGCTGATAGTGACGCCGCTAATTGTGCCGCCAGTAATTGCAACTGCGTTGGCGTTTTGCGTGGACATTGTGCCCGCAGCAGTCAACTGGTCGACCGTGTACTGCAAAACGCCTGTCGAGTTCTGAAGCACAAACTTGTACGCCGACCCTGCGGTTAGCCAGACGTTTGCTTCTCCGCGTGCGTCCAGAACAATCGGGTTTGTGTTGGCGGTCGTTTGCGCAGCGGTCGTGTACGTTACCGCCGGAAAAGTTGTCCCGGCGGCGTAGGTGTACAGCAGCCCATACGACAACGGGTCGCCATTAGCGTCCAAGAATTGCAGCTTTGGGGTCGGGGAAATGGTTGCCATGACAAACCTTTACGCGATGATTGTCGGACCGGACAGGTACGATACCGTCATAATGACCGACGGAACAGCCGGGCGGTCAGGGCCGGTTTTGGCTGCCTGCGCCTCGATGTATACCGATGAATTTTGCGACCACCACATCAGCTCCATGTAATCGGTGGCGGCCATGTCAATCACATAGTTTAACGCTGCAATTAGGTGTCCGTCTGACGAGCCGTGCTTAGAAGGTATTGTGTACCGGCTGTTGCTCTTTGGGACGTCTACGCCGTTCTTGCGAAACCACAGCTCGATGTCGTACTCAGTAGCCGATGTGTTGGCAAACTGGATGCTGAATTGAAAATTGTACACGCCAGGATTGTCAACAATCAGCTTGGAAATCAGCGTGCCCGTGAACGTACGGCTTGTCAGCAACTGCGCGTCGCTGACCGTGTACGTCCCGACGCCTCCTGACCCCGTGCCGTACGCGATAACATGCTGTCCGTTTGTGACGCCGGTGCCGGTCAACACCATGCCCAGCGTAATGGTGCCCGACGCTACTGACGTCACGGTCAGTACGGTGCCGGATGCGCCAGCGCCGTCGTCGATTGTGCCGGTGAACACCGCCGCATCTGACGACACCCGCACGCCGCTACTGTAGTCCGTCGTGTCGTAGCGAACCGGATAAACCACAGCAGACGAGCCGTCAAGCTGGTTTGTGTTGTCTTGAAACGCGCCGTAGATGGGTTGGCGCACGTGGGTCGTTTGTGCTGCGGGTCCTACCTGCAAGTCTTCCAGCGAGAACTGGTTTTGCCCCAAGCCCAACAACGTAAACGCATTGTTGAAGAAGCGGTACCACTCGCGCTGCATGACGTTATCCGGCCCTTCAATGACCGGAACACGCGCGGCAGGGATGCGCGTGATGTTAGGCATTGGTGCCGCTCGCGATCAGCTCCGCGCCCATGATAGCGACGTTGCCAAACCCACCGCCGCTGACTTCATACACGCGGTCGCGCAGTTTCTGCGTCATACCAAGCCGACGCCAAATGACACGGCGGCCAGTCTGCCCAACAAAACCCATCGAACGCTGATGGAGGTTAGACCAGTTGTGCCCGCCATCATCGGACCACCGCAGACTTACGACCATGCTACTGGTCGAATTAGCCATGTTTGGCACAACTACAAACTGCGGATTAGCAAACCGATAGGCCGTACCGTTGCTCGCCAAAACCAACGGATTAGTCACCGCGTACTCAGTGCCATCTGATGCCAACACTGACCACGGCGGGCCTTGCACGCCGGGCGCTGACGGCTGGGCAATTTCAATGTTCGTTGTGCTGCCCGCCTCACAATCCAGTTGCAAGCTATGGTGCGCGGTACGCTTCAAATCGTTTTGCCCGGTCGGTAGCGCTCGCCAAGAGCGCAGCCAATTTTGGGGGCGGCTAAGCGGGAAGAACTCGCCGTAATAATCGAAGTTGTACTTGCCAATTCGATTGCTAAGATAGTCGCCAACGTACACCGTCGTGCCAATGGTTGCCATTGCTGATGGCGAATGGCGCATCAATTGCCCGGTGGTGACGTCGGTGTATCCGCGCTGGTGCCACATGTTGGTGGCGGCGTCGTACACCCACGTCACGTTAGCCGTCGGGAACGTCAGCACGTAAAAGAAGTGGCCGTCTTGCTGGTAGGTGTACGCAACCGCGTCCGAGATCGTTGAGTACGTCTGAATAGCGTATTCGATGGCGTGCGTCGAGATGCGCTGCGGCTGGTAGCCGCGAGCGCGGTAGACCATACCGTAGCCACGCGCATCAGCCGCTAGCCAGAAGACGCTGTTGTCCATTTTAGCAACCGAGTATGGCGCAGCGCAGCCCGTCTCAAGAAACGCGCCTTGAATGGGGGCAAGCGGGTAGTCAGGCTGGCCGGCGTCGTACCAGACCTCGGTCGAGTTGTTGCCAAAGATCCAGATTTCTTTGTGGTCGACAATCAGCGACACTACATTGTCAGGCGAGGCCTCAGCGCTTGCAAACGACAGCGCGTCGATGTCGCTACCATCATAGAGCGCGGTCACCCAGACGCGAGCGCTGTTGGGTTCATTGAACACAAAGTAACCGTTGACGTAGCCCACCGTGACGGCGCCCGGAAAGTCCAAATCTCCAATTTGCGCAAACACACCCGTGTCGATGTTGTAGATGTAGCCTTTGGGGTTGGTTGCTATGAAAATTTGTTGGCCGTTGTCGACCATGCTGACCGGGCCTGTGCCGGCTACGTTGGTGCCAATCGTCCGAACCCGCGATCCCACCACATACGCAGGCGGTGGCGTGTATTCGATGAATGTCGACCCGATAACAGCGTACAACTTATCGCGCGCTACCCACATGCCGCGCACTCCGCCTGATGCGGCGCCGAATACATTCTCAATGCCCGGCACCCGCTGGAAGTACGCCGCCGTCTTGCCGCCGTCCGGTGTTGACTCGGGGTACAAGTTGATCAGCCGGTTGTCCGCAGCGTTGGTGCTGCGGGCAACGTAGGCGGCGCCGAGGATGGGCGATTTCATACCGAGTCCTGGTATACCCAATGAGGGCTGTCGTCAATCCAAATGTCGGCGCGGATTACGCTCGACTTAGCTTTTCGGCTTGTGTACACGACATCTACTACGTCCGTGTCAATTGCTTCGTCAGGCCGGCGCATCGAGACAATCTTCACCGTATGACCGCGTGACTGAGCAAGACCGACAAAGCTATTCCACAGCGCCGGGTCGGCGGTGTAGGTTTTGTCGTAGTCGAGCGCGATTAGCATTAGAAATTGCCGGCGTAGATGTTGTAGCGTTGACGGCTTCCGACGATCGTGTACGGAATCGACATCAGGTCGTCAGGATTGTTGATGCGCTTTAGGTTGCGCTTGGACGTCATCGCAATCCGCGAGACTTGCCGCGACGGCTCAACACCAAACTCAGGCGCAAGCTCACAAGCCAAGTTGTAGCGGAACGCTCGCAGGTAGCCTGGCGGAAAGGTCAGCATCGTAGCCAAGATGGCCGGCTGTGACAGCGTTTCTACCGACACGAAATGGAATTCCAGCACCCGAGTAGGCACAGGATAGATGTACATCTCAATGTTCGGGTAGGTCATGTTGACCCACATGACCTGCGGGTAGGTGCTGGTTACAGTCTTAAGCGCAATACCGTTGTACTGCTGTTGATTGATGAGCTTTAGACCGTACGAGACGCCGGTTGTCGGGTCTTTGAAGTAGGTCGCATCGTCAACAAGAATAGGCCGGTTGCCAACGAAATCGCCGGTAGGCCCAAGCGTGCGACGGATTTCTGTGGCGGGCCAACTGAACACCTGATCTTGAGTCGAGAACACCGACAATCGCTCAGTGTTCCACGACTCGATCATTTGGTTCATGGCCGACAGCGCGTCGGCGGCTGTCTCGGGAGACGGGTCTTCCCCCTCTGCTACAACACCTATCAGACGCAGCGCGCCTGTGATGATGTCACCCGCTGATGTCGCCATCGACCGTCTCCTTACGACGACGACCTCGGCGCGCCAATTGATTGAGCTGCGCGCTGTCTACGGCCTCGTCTCCCAGAGTATACCGTGTCCAACCGTTTTGTTCATCATACTCCGCTTCCAAGTCCGAGATGGCAACCTTCTCGCCGTGGCGCGGGTGACGCAAATAGATGATGGGCATAAAAGTCGGGGGCCGAAGCCCCCGCCAGGTTAGCCAGCAGCCATGATGACCCAATTGGTGCCGTCTTCGCAGACCAGCGTCGCCCACTTACCAGCGGTCGCGGCGAGGATCGCCGTGCCGAGGGTAGCTGAGTTCAGCGGCCTGACGTTCGTCGACGCCGAGATCACCGTATAGGTTGCAGACAGGTTTTTGATAGTCACGGTCCGACCGATGTAAGCAGCCCCAGACGGCAACGTCACGGAGACGTTTGCCGCAGAGCCCTCGGCGACCACGTAGTTCTCTTCATCGCCCAGCGTAAAGCTGGCGGTCTTACTGACCGGAGCGTTGAGATAGAACGCCGTGAGCGCAGGGTCAGAGTACGCAACACCTACAGGCTTGTTGTTAGCCATTAGCGACTCCGGTTATTACTTCAGGAACGCGGACCAAGTAGCATCACCAGTCTTGACCAGTCGGTAGGTGTGCGCGCCAAAACGCGGGACCGTAACCGAACCGTAGACGGTGATGCCAGACCCGGTGGTGATGGGAACAGTCGACGACGAGCCCGTGTTGTTATTGTTGGTGATCGTCAGTTCAAACGACGAGCCAACTTTAGCACTCGGGATCGCGGCGTCAAGCTGCGCCGCCGTTGCGAAGGTAACAGTCAACGTCGCATCGCTAGCCTTCTGGCAAACAACCAGACCGATCGCCATTTGAGCGCCGGTCAGAGTCGTGTCGCCAGTCAGCGTCGCGGGGATGGACTGTACGCCCATGACGGCTTCGTCGAGATTGCCGTCACCGACTTGATAGCCACCTGCACCATTAGGAAGAGCCATGATTTAATCCTTTCAAATTAAATAGAAACGAGGCTAGTAGATCCCTACTAGCCTCGTATTAGACGTTAGCCCCAGAGGCGTACGCCCATTTGCGGACGGATAACAGAGTAGCCGTACAATACATCGATGCGACAAGGCAGTCGATCGTTATTGATATCGTACTGGCGAACGATACGCATCGAGATGCCGTTATGCACCTGGCGCGAGGCCATGTCCACGCCTTGCGGCATCAGCAGGTCAGCGGTCGCAAACGTGATCGCATCTTTGTGATAGATCAGGTTTTGCGGGTACTGAGTGCTGGCGCTACCCAGGAAGGTCACCCCAGCGCTGGCTTGCGGGAACGCATCGATCGTCGCAAGCGCATGGCCGGAGGTGTACATCGCGGGGCTGACGCTGACCGAGTACGCGCCGCCGGTGGCGGTTGCGTCCGCAGTAGCAACGAACTGTTGCAGGCTGCCAGTCGACTCACGGGTCTGCGGGTTGACAGCGTAGACGTTGGCAACGGTGAACACGTCACCTTGCTTGATCGTCTGCGTGCCAGTGCCCGTGATCAGGATCGTGGTCGAGCCTTGAGCCGTCACAGCGCTGGTCACCGTGTGCGAACCCGTGCGGGTGCCGGTGGTGTGCTGCTTGATCGACTGCGACATGCTGATCTCTTCAAAGCCCAGCACACCCTCGCCCATCAGACCATTCTTGAACTGACGGCTGATGGTGTTGGTGGGGTTGAACAGACCCTTCATGCCTTCGACAAGGCCAGCGTTCGCAGCCGGGTTGACGGTGGCATAGCGGGGAGCCATGACCGCAGCGGCTTCGTTCAGCTTCTGTTGGCCTTGCAGCAGCACCAGGCTGGTTCCGGGCGTGGTGCCAGGGGTACCGACCGACTGGTAGATGCTTTTGAAGCTGTTGGCAACGTCAGCGTCGATGCTGGAGGCAAGCTGACTGATACGAGGCTTCAGCACACGCTCTGCGAAGTCATCGAGCTGCATGGTCAGCTCAGCGGTCGTGAAGTTCACGCCGATGTGCTTCTGGCTCGAAACAGTCAGAGTGGTGAACTGCTCGTTGTCGTCTTGAACTTGCAGCGCAGCGCCGTCGGTCACCAGTGCGCGGTCCGGCAGACGGATACGCAGCGTGGAGCCGATTTTTGCGCCTTGGACAGCAAACGAATCGTCATCATTGTGTTCGGCACTGCTCGCTACTGCAATGCCCCGCTTTCGCGGCCTTGGCTTTCACCAAGGATCAGACTATATCTTCAGACGTTTTTCCAGATGCGCCCGCTGCGGATCATCGACACCAAACCACCGGTGACGTTGTACTTTGCAGCGATTACACGATGGGTGCCAACTTCAGATCGAATTGCAAGGACTTGCTCAGACGACAACTTGCGGCGACCGTTACGGTCGCCTGCGGCTTGGCGGCCTTTAGCCACCATGTCCGCCATGTTGTCCTCAAACGTCCCGCTAAACAGGTGTTTTGGGTTGACGCACTTACGGGTGTCACACGCATGCAGAACATGCTGCGTAGTCGCTCCATACGCCAGCTCAAACGCTACGCGATGCGCGTAAGCAGTCTTGCCGTCCTTATGAAACTGACCGTACCCGTTAGGCATCAAACATCCTGTCCACTCGTGGCACCCGCTATCTCGGACTGCCACTTTTGCAAAAAAGCGATCTTCGATTGGTTTTTTCACGCCCGCCCCGCATTTCGCGCTCGCTTGAGCGCTACGCCTTTCGGCTAGTCGTTGAACCTTCATCATATCACAGTTAATGATAAGATGCTTGGCTGCTGATTGCCCAATCACCGCGCTTTTCAAACCATCGCGCTTGCCGTTTCCAACTACGCTGTGGTGCATGGTGCTCTAAGGGGTTTCCAGCAATTAACGGGGTTTAATGTCAGCTAGACTTTCGTTTACTGACGGTTTACGGTACGGGTGATCACCAAGGAGTTCTCCAAGATTTCGAGACATTTCCTTGTGATCATATCGATCGTCAAGATACTGTTGGCCATGTTACTTCCTTTAGGTAATTAGCCGGTCGTATTAACTACCGGCATGGTTAACGTCCATACTTCGCTTCCCACGCCTTGATCTGTCGTTGCCGCTCGGCTGCGATCCAATCGCTCGTGCTCATTGTTTTGATTGAGCGCGGGTCTGTGGTGTCGTAAGCCGGTGCGCCAGAAGCGCGTGCTGCAACGGGTTCGATCGGCGCCGGAGCGCTAGATGGTTTTCTGGTGGGCGGACTGGCGGCCACTTTGGCCTCAATCTTCCCGATCTCTTTGGCTTGCAAGAACGGCGATAGACGCGAGATACGATCAGCTTCTTTTGGATTGGACCCGAGAAAATACGCAATGTCGGGGCCGATCTCTGACGCCTGAATTGTTTGAGCCATCACGGTCGAGATTTTGAGGCTTGGGTTGTAGGCGACTTGCTCGAAGTCGTCATACTTTTCCCTCGCCTGTTCTTCTTTCTCGTGGTACGACTCAACCACTGCTGCTTGCTGGCGCTCCAGTTCCCGTTGCTGGAGAAGCTGCTCGGCTTTCTGCGTGGCCAATGCTTCGGCGTACGCTTCGACCGACTCAAACTTATCCTGCGAGACAGGTTCTGCGGGCGCTGCTGGCGCCTTCGGACGCTCACGTTCCCAAGACCTACGCTCTCTTGCGAGACGCTTGCCAATCAGCGCATCCACTTCTTCTTGAGTGAATGTTTTGACCGCCGGTGCTTCTACGGGTTCAGGTGCGGGCGTCGCTACCTGTTCCGGCGCGGGTGTTTCCGCTACAACTGCTTCAGTGTTTTCTTCCATGATTACTCTGGCGAGTGCCTGGTGGACCGCACCAGTACGGTTTGAAACATTACGCAGCCCACGGCAGCGGTGGCGCTACCACGGGCGGATTCTTCTGGTTTTCGATCTGTTGCAAGACTGCCGCTTCAGTGGCGTCCTTGTCAACCCCATTCGCCCAGATCCAACCGAGCACTTGCTCTTGGGTCAGGCTGGCGTAGGGGGTGAATGACTCAGGATCAGGCGAGGGCAGCGAGCAGGTGGCGTAGACGGAGGCTGAGTAGCCGTCTACCGTGTCCGAGCACTGCCAGTGGGCGACGATGCAAACGTCCGACAGATCGCCTTCTGATACTTTGCAGTCAAGCTGGGAGATGTTCCAGTTCATGTTTATTCCTCGGTAAATTCGTGAATTGCGTCAAGACCGAAGTGG